TTCCCTAAATGACTTTATATGTAAATCGCAGTACTTCGCGATTACTTTCTAAATGTTTTTGCGGCTTTAAGGGATTTTGCCCCAAATTTGCCGTCAATTTTTAATTTACATTTCGACTGGAAAATGCTAACCGCATCTTCTGTCTTTTCGCCGTATTTGCCGTCAGTATCTAATTTCGAGCCGATAGCCCAGTTTAAAAACTTCTGCAATTTTTCAATTTCCCATCCTGCACTTTTTAGCACTGTAATGCCGTCTAAAAATGTGTAATAGCCTCTTGGCGGCAATTTAGGGAATTTCCCGGTGTATTTACCTTTTTTTGCTGTTTCTTCCTTCTGTGCCGTCACCGAGAAGTCATGATACAAAATATTTAAATCAAAATTTCCGCCGTTGCCGGTTGAAACCTTGGTCGGGAATACGCCAGAGCTGGTATACTGCCATGCCATAAGGTCAGGCACGTTTGTAGGCTTATAAGATTTGTTTGGTGTCGCTTTAAACGCCATGCGGTTATAGCCTTTGTAATAACGTGCAATCCACCAGTTTTTACAGTTAACTTTGTTTTTATCAATATGCTCCGAAAAATACGACATCCCAGTGTAAACGCCAAATTTATAGCCTCTTGACTCAACGACAGTCTGTGCCGCGTTGATGATTGATGCAATCATGCCCTTTGTCAGCTTAGCTTGTACTTTGTCTTCGATGTCAAACCAAACGCCGTATTTAAAATGTTTCTTACTAATTTTGTCTAGGATGTCGCATACAAGTTTCATGTCTGACTTAGCTTTCGCCACTGTAGTTGCGTATGTGTAGTTATACACGCCCCATGGAATGCCTAACTCCTCACACTTTTTGTAGTTTGCCTCAAACTTCTTATCTTTGCCTAAATCCTTGCGGATAATCTTAATGATCGCACCATCACAACCGTATTTCTTTACTTTCTTCCAGTCGATTGTGCCGTTGTATACCGACACGTCAATAATTTTCTTCTGCGTCATTCCCTCACCCTTTCCATCTCAACACATATAAAATCTTCTGTTTTCCGTTGATGATTCTGTGTATCTTTTTGTATGTTCCGCCTGCTTTTCCTGTGTTAGTGCTAGCCTTTCCGGCATCCCACCACACCATTTTATTGCTCTCGTTTATCCCTGCGAAAATATTGGTATGTAGACGGTAAAAGCAAATGTCTCCCGGTTTTAATTTATTTTTATAATCCCGGGGTAATTTATTTACTTTTATCAATCTATATCGTTTTGATACAGCCGCTTTTGTTCCTGTGCCCTTATAGACAACTGCTCCGTTCCTGTTGCAATAAAACAGTTGCCCCGGTTTGAGGATGCCTAATTGCTGTAGGCAATAGCATACAAATGACGCACAGTTGCTTACCTTTTTCTTCTTTGCGCCTGCCCAGCTATTCGCCACGCCCTGAGAGTATTTAAATTTTTTATCAGTAAAATACTCTGCCGTTTCTCTTGCCTTGACGAGCAAAGACAATCTGTTCATTATCCCATCGCTCCTTTTAATTCGTCTGCAATGATTGCTGTGTATTCTTTTGCGTAATTTGCCGCCGCTGGTTTTAAATACGGCTGCGCCCTCTGACCGTTTGTGATATGCCACCGTCCTTTATCATCCTGATAAGTCCATGGAGTCTTTCGTCCTCCCTTGTAATACACGCCAGTTCCCAGTTCTACATAGGCGGCATATTCTTCGTTGCTACCTATTATCTCAGTGAGATTTTCCAAGTCGGTCTTGTGCGTAATACTGTTTCTCAATGCGCCTGTATCGACCGGGCAAAGGTCTTTTGCGTGCCCCTCCGCGGCGGCTCCTGCCTGTTCTAACGCCCTTGCAAGTGCCATAGTGGTTTTTAAAATTACCTCATCTACATGGCTTACAACATCAATATCCGACATCATATTCGCCCCCTTTGCGTTGCTAACCATTCGTAGTAAGTCATGTCTTCCACGATTTCATTTCTTCCCGTCTCTGGGTTTCTGACGCGTATCATTCGCGGTTGTGCCAGTTCGGCGGGTAGCGCAGTTCTCTGCGTACATCGACAGTTATAAACTTCTGCCGGAATCCCACTTGGGTCGCCCGGATACATAAGACCGTTTGAGTAAGCCATATTAAACGGTACTTCCTCGCCATCTAGTGTCCTGTGGCTGTCTCGTGTCCTTAAATCCTTTGTTGCTGTCCAGTGTTTAACCACATCAATCCCCATCTGGTAGGCTTCCTCGTATGCTGCCTGCCTGCCCCCGTTCTGCGCTCCTGTAAACGCTGTGCGGGCGTTTCTAATTGCGGCAGTATGATTCATACCTGTAACGTCCTGGAATCGCCCTGCGAGCTTTCCTATACTGTCGCCCTGCAAAACTCCTTGCAGTAGTGCGTTTTGCAGTTTCTTCTTGTTCCAATGCACATCCTTGCTTTTTAATACCTTCCGGGGTGGAAGAATCTTCTGCTTTCTGACCGTCAGCCGCTTAACTGTATGCTCGTCAACCAAATTAAAAGCAATATCTCCAATCTCTTTTATCTGCCTGTCAGGTACAAGAGATTTAATCATGTACACCTCGAAATTACGATTGAGGGCAATAACAAGGGGGGTCTTTTCGTTGATATACTCCGCAGCAATCTGGTTTGACTCTGTCAGCCGCCGCGCCATGTCCTCACGCAGTGCTTCCCACCTCTGCCCTCTGCCATACTGATTCATCAGCCATGCTTCAAATTCTTTCTTGGTGTACTTTCCTGCCTGGTATGCCGCATATTCTTTGGCGTATCGCCCAGAAAACTGTTTAAAATAGTTTCTCGCTTTGCCGTCAAGCTCTTTTTCAGCCTGCTTATATACTTCTGTCAGCCGTTTTTCCAACTTTTGCAGTTCCTGCTCTGTCCACTTGTCGGATGGATACATAGTTATTCATCCCCTTCTGGGTTACCTTCCGGCGCATCGGGTTCAATCGGTTCTGTGTAGCGGTTATATGATTCTTCGTCCAACTTTGCAAGGATGTCCGGCACTTCCTCTGGTGCGACAAACGGTAATTTTTTTAGGATGGTTTCTTCATCCAGATAATTAGCTGCCTCAAGAATCATGTCTGTTCGTTCCTTCTCGTTGCTGATTCTGTTCCGCTTAAATTGCGGTTCGTCATCAATCCCCGCAAGCTCAAGAATCTTCTCGATCGCATCGCCTACAAAGTACTCAAAATCATCTGCATTATCGTCTAATGGTTGATACGCCGCGTCGATATGGTCGTTTGTTGCTCCGGCGGCTATGGCGTGTACGTCCAACGCCCCGAAGTCCTCATAAATTTCTGAACGCATCTGCGTGAGAAACTCTTTTCTGGCCGTATATGGCGGTTCTTGCGTGTATGCCTGTACCTGCCCCTCCTCAGCCTTTGCGATGTGTTGAAACTTGAGCCGGTCTCTAAACTCTGCTAGCTCATCGTCTGTCATGCCGTCAGCGTTAGAGATAAGCCAATACATCTGCGCACAGTCGTCTAGATCATTGGCAAAACCACTTTGTACTGCGTCATATGCATCAATCTTTGACTGCATCCCTCTCAGAGTGCTTATATGTCGTTTATTCCCAAACATCGGCACGATAGGGAGACTACTATAATTTTCTTCTCCGATAATTTCGGGCTCCAGATTGTTCGCAACCTCAATCCTCTGCCTATACGCCCGTTTGGGAGCGGTCTCTTTTAATTCTCCAAATTTGCTTTCTGCGCTGTAGGTTGTATAGCCATCTATTTCGTATAGCACAACCTTAAACGGCTTCTGTTCGTCCAGTTGCCAGAATCTTATGCCTGCCATCAATGCCCCTGTGTCCTCATCCCACATCGGGGCGAACTGTGTGAGGGGAAATTCATGCACGTGGTCCACATTCCAAAAAAGGAAAGATTGACCGTGAATCAATGCGTTGTAAGCCGCCTCCTTAATCCGTCTGTCGAATTGTTTGCCTAGCTTGTCTTTTTTAATGCTCATATCGTTAAAAAAGACGCCGTTTCCTAGGCTGTACGAACAGCGTTGTGTATTTAATTTGTGAAAGAAATTAGAGCATATCTGTGCGTTAGACGAAAAATTATCTATCTTTTTTTGACCTAATAGAGTGTAATAGATGCGCTGGAACTGTAAAATAGTCTCATTTTCCTGTGCGTCATACTTGTCCGCTTTTAACGCCTCTTTATATGCCCCTGTGCTCTCATGGAATTTTATAAACTGATTTATAAATTGCCCTTTGTCTTTTGCGGCAACAAAATCTTGATATGATAGATACATTGTTATCACCCTAGAATTGATTTGTATTGTCTTGATTGACTGCGCTTGACGAGTTTTTTTGTTTTTACAAAATACCTGATAGCGTCCATTGCGTGGTCTGACTGTTTTATAACTACATCCCTGCCTTTGTCGGCCGCCGCTGGGTCCCATGCGTAGATACCAAACTCCTCGATCGTGTGTGTGCAAGACGGGTCAAACGATAATTTGTCTTGTGTCAACATCGTCTCAACGTCTGCTATCCCATCGTTAACAGTGTTATCTGCTTTTTTGACTTTATGCCCTTTGCTACGTAACTCCACGATGAGAGCGGTGGCGGATGGGTCAACGATCACTAAATCATCTTTCTGCCCGCTTAGCGTGTCCTCTAGTCCTTTTACTAGCGCACTGACTGTCTTCATGCGGTTGTTCTCCCTGCCTGAATAGTAGTACTCTTTTATGCAGTGCCAGTTGCCGGTATCTACTCTTTTCTGCCAGATCAAGAAGACGGTAGGGTTCTGCATACCAAAATCACTGCTCACAATTATCTCTCCGCTGGTCTTTGCCTTACAGACGTGCCTTTGCTCTGAAAACATATCGTACACAGGCCCTTCTGCCACTGCCCATTTGCCCAGTATGTAGCGTTGGTACCTGTGCGTCCCTGAGTACTCTTTTATCAACTCGTCCACTACCGCCGGAGGCAGGCAGCCATCATGTATGTTGTACGCCTGTTGGAATATATCGGCATCGGAATCTATAAATCCTTTAAACCAGTGCTTTGGCCCCGCCGGGTTGCACGTACCGTCAAAGTGACTGTGTGACGTTCTGAGACGAGATTTTAACATCTCAAACACTTCTTGATTCCACGTCGTCACCTCGTCGCCATAAGCATACTCAATTGTCGCTCCCTGTATCCTTGCAACGTGCTTCTTGTTATCGGCACCTAATGCATATACTTTTTTGCCAAATAGCTGTACTGTGTTGTCACTGCGTATTTCGCCAACTAACTCCTCACCCCATATCTCTCTCATAGGGTCAAGTATGTTTCGCTGTAACGTGCCTCTGGTGTTTCCCAGCATCACAGCAAGCCCCAGTCCTTTTAGATGTGTCAGGCGTTGAGGAATTACGACTGCGTAGTCAACAAAGGATTTCCCGGAGCCTGTCGCCCCGGTCTTTACGTTCCAACGGCGGTTACAGCCTTGCAGGTATTCTGCCTGTTTGCTAGTCAATGGCACTATCGACACCCCCAAGGATTTCAATAGCTTTCGCCAGTGCTTTATCGCTCGCGCTCTCTGACTGTGGCTTGTCTCGCCACTGTTCTGGCTTTCTGTTCTTTAGCCAAAATATCTGTGCTGTTGTATCTGGCGCAACGTGCTTCTTTGTTACTTTTCGCTCCGTCATTACTCCGCCTTCGTACTTTTCGCTCGTCTCTTCGTAGCTGTACCCTAATGCCCGTTGTAACAGGCTTTTTTCTACCTGCCTGTCCACAACATCTTTCCCCTTTTTTAAGGTATCGGCTAAAATTGGAAATTTTTTCTTCCATGTATACAAGGTATCTGGGTTGATGCCGATGTTTGCCGCAATCTCTTTGTCTGTGCATCCATCTCGTGCCCATCCCTCTAGCTTAAGCAACCCTTCTTGAGTCAGCCACTCCTGGTATTTACTTATCCCATTTTGGGGTCACCTCCTAAATACAACCATAACCCCGTAATGGATTGTTTACGGGGTTATATGGAAGGAAAGAAAATATGAAAAATTTTTTGTCCCATTGAGTGAACACGCACTCAAATACAAGTATAAGGAATTGCACCTTAACAGCCGCCGGGGTAAGACTAATAAGCGGCTGGTCTCTAAACACTTGTAGACCCCGCAACCTGTATGGGACACAAGGCACCGTGGGATAGGCGTCTTATGTACTCTCTTTTACGCGGGTGAGAGTTTACACTTTTACCACAAAAAGATAGAGGAGGTTATGTCTCACAAAAAGTTACCAGTACTCGTCCGCACAAGTGTATTGTACGGCATTTTTTAAGCCGTGTTAGACAAACATAAAAAAGAGAGGGAGATAATTCTCCCCCTCTAATATCCTGCATATTTCCCAGCCAAATTGGCGAAAGCACTAAGCCATCTGCGTATAGTCATTTCTGCATATCCGAGCTTATCCGCCGCCCCTGCTATCGTGTATCTATCCTCAAAATACACCAGTTGCACAGCTTTCATTCTGTCCTCACCGTTGTCCATCCCCTCTGTTTGCTTTATCGCCTTGTTAATAGCGTACATCCATAGGGCTGACTGGGCTGTATTTTCTGCAATTAACTTATCTGGGTACTTTTTTACTTGTTTGACTGCGTGCCCGTACCAGTCGTGTTTCGGATTACTCATTTTTTATCCTTTCTGCAATAGCTCTTATTACATTTACAGTTACGCCGTTTCCTGCTTGCTTATATAATTGACTATCAGAATTAACAAACTCTGCTTTTTCAAAATAGTCATCCGTCCATCCTTGCAGCCTGAAACATTCTTTCGGTGTCAGTTTCCTGATTGCTATGTAGCATTGATATTTTTCATACCAGACCGCATATACGGTCAACTCTTCTGAAACTTGCACAAAAATCCCTTGATTGCAACTGGTATCTAATGTATTTGCAACATCACGTCCAACTCGCCCTCTTCTTGTTTTACTTCCTGGAACTGATAAATTCACGTTATCAATGCCTACTCTACACTCGGAATAGCCTTGCTTTGTTGCTTCGGCTACTTTTATGCCCTGCGAATCAATAACTCCAATCGGTTCAATCGCCACTCCGTGTCTATCCTGTCCAGTAAGTGTAAACATCGGCTCACCATTTTCTTTGAATCTCCGTCCATTCTGACGCTTTTCTGCTCGGTCAGGTGTTAAAACTGGAATTGCAATACCGCTATTTTGCGCTTTATACGTTCCACATCCTTTTTGATATCTTGCTTGCAAGCATCTGGCAATGCTAGTTGTTTCTGTTCCACTGTTGCACAAATCTATAAAACACGGCAATGCTACATGATGCCCTCGCCCACCACCTTGACCAGTATCAAGAGTTTCTGTAATTCCATCAGGTGCAAATACCTGCGTATTTTTTCTGTATCCGTCTTTGTGATCAATTATTTGAATACTATTTTCTCCGTCTGTTCTTTCGACAGGAAATACTTTTGCGGTACTTCTCCCTCTAAGATGTCCGATAATGAAGCACCTTTCTCTGTTCTGTGGCACTCCAAAATCTTTGGAGTTGAGCACCTGCCATTCTGCATCATACCCCCTCTGCTCCATTTCAATGAGCAGTCTGGCGAAATCCCATCCTCCATTAACACTAAGCAAATTCTTAACGTTCTCAACGAAAAGGTAAGTGGGTCTATTTTCTTCTTCGAGTTGTCCGATAAGGTACATAACTCTAAAAAACAAGCTTGAACGGTTCCCTTGAAATCCAAGCTGTTTTCCTGCAACTGAGATGTCTTGGCACGGGAATCCGAAACACCAGCAATCTGCTCTTGGAATGTCTCCGGCATATACTCTTCTAATGTCATTTGCGTACCACTCTCCATTTCTGTATTCCTCCTTTAGTATTTCTTTTTGTCGCTGTTTCAACGGCATTTTGCTCAAAAATTCTCTTTGTTCCTGAGTAATCAGATGCATAGATGTGTAGCTCGCAACCGCGAATTTGTCAAATTCGCAAAAGCCAACACATTCATGTCCTTCCATTTCCATCCCCCTGCGAAACCCTCCGATTCCGGCAAAAAAATCAATAAACTTCATTTTTCTTTCCTCTTATATATGCTCATGCGGTTTGACCGGTTCCCAGTGTTTTTCAGCTTCCTGCTCAACCAATCGGTTATACTGCTCCACAAATTCGTCCTCGCTTATTTCACCCTGCATGAATTTTTCTGATATGATCATGTAGGTGTCTGGTTTTGTTGCGCCATCATCTTTGCAAGATACCATTTCTTCATCTCTTTCTCTTTTTCTATCTGCATTTCGGTAAGTTCTATTTCATTATCCACCGCCTTGACTGCATTTACAACATACCTCTGTTCTTCCTCCTTTTCGTGCCAGTCAAGTACGAAATGTTTTAATGTTTCAAATTGTAAATTAATTGTTGTCCGGTATTTTCGCAAAAACTCAGGAAACTTATTGCAGATAGCAATGTGCAAGTAATCCGCGCAAATTCCTTCGTTTGGTTCAAACACTGCGTATCTTGTATCCAGTGTATTGTCATTTTTTAATTGGCCTACATACTCATCCGCAGCACTTAATTTTACATAGCAACTCCCTGCCGTATATATTTTTCCAGCCACCGCACGTTCTACTTTGCATATCTCAAAAATATTGACTTTTTTACATTGCATTTTCATAATCCTCTAATGTCATTTGCCTGAAAGTATTTCTTGTATTCTGCGGCTTCAGCAATTTTCTATGTTCTTTCATAACGTTCATATCCCCCTTGCTACCTACCAGTTCCCCCAGCATTTCGTACAGTTCTTTTCTAGTTTTCCTCTCTTCATTTTCAATTTTTTGCAGTTCTTTAAGAATCGCTTCCGCGTCTGGTAGAGGCTCTGGTTCAAACGTATCTACATATCTTGGGATATTTAGATTGTAATCATTATATTTTATTTCCTGATAAGATGCTACGTAAGCATATTTTTCTGCATCTTTACGTGTAAAAAAAGCATCGGCGACATCTCTTATCTGCTCCTGCGACATGTCGTTTTGTGCTGATTTCTTTTCAAATCGTCTTGATGCGTCAATGAAAAGAATATCTGGGGAATTTTTTTCTAAAATTAGTAAAAATACTGGGATTGCTGTATTTAAAAATAACTTATCCGGTAATCCAATTACAGCACTAATCCAGTGCTCTTTAACAAGCCATTCTCTAATTTTCCCTTCTGCCGCTCCTCGAAAAAGGACACCATGCGGAAGTATCGCAATCAGTCGTCCATCATCTTTTAAATGTTGTACACCGCGCAGTATAAATCCGTAATCGGCTTTGCTTTTCGGAATTTTATGTCCCATGATTGGCATCTCGTCCGCTTCTGGGAATTTCATAGAGTATGGTGGATTCATAATTACATTGTCAAAGCATCCCATTTCTTCCGGTTCTACTTGTTTTGGGATACTTATATCATTATTTTTTTCTAAATGATATGTTTGCATTATATTTCCCCGTAAACAATCCGCCCGGCTAATACTTCCTTCCAATCCATCAATGCAGGCATCTAGTAAGGCAAATGGAATCGTACGCTCACTAAATTCCTGTTCGCATATTTTTATGCCATGCTCTTTTGCTGCTGCCTTGCTTAATATTCCCGTTCCAGAGCACATATCCAGTACACTGCCTGGCTTCATCATTTTTGCGACCATGGTGCAGATGCAATCCGGTGTGAAATCCTGTTTTAAAGTTTTTCTGTCTCCCTGCTCTTGCTGAAATATATCCCGGATATCATCGTGCGTGCTTTTCTTCACTAGCCTTATGATACTTTCTGCATTATCAGACAGTAACGCATCCATAATTACATCTGGAAGCTTATATGATTCGGATACATGAAATATATCAAGTAAAGTTCTCTTCGAGTCCATAAAACCACCCCTTTCTTACACGTTCCAATTTATCTATTCCCCCTTATTCTTCCGCACGCTTTCGTCCACTCCCTCGCAAATCTCTTTTCTGTCAGGTCGCTTGGGAAAAGCTTTGTTTTTTTGTTTTTGTTTCCTCTGTTTCTCAACTCCCTTTCTACGGCTTCAATTTTCCCCCTCGATTTGGGTGTTTTGCGTAGTTCGGTCATTGCTTCCCTTAACTCTTGTTCTGTGCATCCCACCAGAAATGCGGCTCGGTCAAGGCTTGGTATTTCATATAGTTTTTTCGCTATTTTGTTTTGTATTTTGTCAAAATCTTCGTCTTTCAGCCCGTATGGCATTTTCTTTCCTTTCCCCTCCGGAATAAATCCGGAGGAATCAATGGCATATAGCTCCTCATGGAACCGTTAACGTGTTGCTGTAATGTGTATCTATCCTTAACCCCGGAGGGTGTCCAGCTTTAATATCTTACCCAGTCAAACGGCAATTTATTTACTAGCAGGCAAGCCGCGCCCTCCTTTCCTACCGCAAAAAGGCAATTTCGGCAATATTTATGCTCGTTGCAGTACTTCTTGAGTATTTTCGCCGCTTTTCTTGCTTCTGAGTCTCCTGTTTTTTTCATTACGCCACCTCCCTGATCGTGATGCCATACCGTTCAAGCATCAGCTTTCTCTTGATAATATATTCCGGATTTTTTCTTGTGCGCGGGGATTTTACGTCCTCAACAACAATTTTCCCCTCCTTGTCTGTGTAGCGGAAATCTGCTGTATATGATACGGGGCGTTCTGTAGTGCCATCCTCTCGCTTCTGGCTGCCCACAAGGATGTATCTCGGCTGCCGCTCTAATCCTGTAATTTTCCCCGCTTGTTGCATCGCCGCCAGCTCTAAATAGCGATGCATTTCTCTTTTACTATCAAACTTCCCATCTTTCGTAAAAATCTTTTTATTTCTAAATTTATTCACAGGTAATTCCTCCCAAATGTTTTGATAAATTCTTCCCTCGTTCCGTTGTTCTCCTCCCAATACTTCTGCGCTAGCTCTTTGAGATACCTGTCTAGCGGTCCGTTGGGATTGCGATGCACTGCCTCACCACCGTTGGTATGGTGATTTAAACACAAATAAACTGTAAAACCATACTTTTCGGCTTGTTTTCTGTTGCTACTGCCATATAAGACATGATGTCTATGTAAATTTTGGGTTGTTTTGCAGAAGAAGCACTCTTTTTTTGTTTGTAGTACGCTATTCATTTTTCTTCTTCCTTTCTCGGCTTCCATTTTCCTAGTATTTGTTCCAGTTCTCTTGGTGTTAGCGTTTCAATTCCTAAATCTTCTGCTTCCTGTATCGTGCCTTTGATTAACTCACTCATTTCCCGGCTGTCGTAGGTGTGCGAACCTCGCATGAGTCTGTAAAACACTACCTCTTTGCCTTTTTCTAGCCGCCGTCCTATCGCAACTGTGTGAACGTCCTCTTTTTTGTACATGATGTCGGTTGGGACATTGGTTTTTAAAACTGCTATGTCCCCTTTTATCAGCTCCGGCTGTCCATATCTGCCTATCATCAAATTTTTGGCTTCCGCCTTGCTCGTGCCAACTTTCTCCTCTATTTTGGTGACCAGGACGTGGAAATAGGCGTTTGCTGACAAGCTTCTTTTCTTGCGGAACGGTTTAATTATTACGGACAGCTTTTCCAGCTTTTTCAGTTCGTCCACGCCCTTTATAAACCGCTCCGCCTCATTAATTTCCAGAGTAACTGTTATCTTTTTGCTAAAATAATCCACTGCTAAGTTTTTTATTTTTCCAGTTAAATCCATGCTATTTCAGTCATAATTCCTTCATGGCTTCGGCATATTGTTGTTGTGTCGTCTGATACAATGATTTTAAACCTCTTTGACTTGCCCATTCTTTGATCTGGGCTTCCGTCATTCCTTTTTTTTGCATCAGATCATAGAGCCGTTTTGCCTCTTTCTCTGTGATAACCTCGTTGCGTTTATATTCGTCTGTATCCGCGTCTTTCGAGTCGTCCAGAAGAAACAAGCTATTTAAGGCGTATTTTCTCGCATAGCTCGATGCTGAGCCGGTAACTTGTGCTGCATCCATCTTTTTTTTGCTTTCTTCTTCTCTGGCGTATGCTGTAGTGCAAAAACTGCCCTCACTTTCTATGTCTTTTAAAATTGCTGTCGCCTTTATGTAAAATCGGTTGCCCAGCATAATAACTTCGTCGTTTACGGCTAATATTAAGCCTTCCCTATCCAATAAAGGCTTTACTGCCTCGTAGATGTCCTCTAAGCTCCTGTAACTATAGCCGCCATAATCACTGTATTTACTCTTGGGCACCTTTAATTCTGCTTGAATTTTTTGTAACTTTGTGTAAACATCTCCCATTTTTCTTACCTCACGATCACACTCTTTGAGGTCTCAAGATGTGCCCCTGCAACCTCTTTCCCGGCTTTAATCGCCTTCTTAATCGCTGTCTTGTCCGCCTGTGGCTCTGGAATCCTGATGTATTCCTCTGACAGACTGCCTAAATCGTCAATAGTCACAGACTCGTTGCTCTTGTAGAATACGCTTACTCTTGCCGTTTTGAGCTTTTCTCCGTCAAGAGCATGGGACAGATAGTCTTTACACCTCTGTGCGGCGTTCTCGCAACTTCTGCGGCGTTTCGCAAGCTTTTCTTCCTCCTCTTTGATTGCCTTTGCTTCTGCGGCATAATTCTTTACCGCCAGCGCGATTCCCTCCACTTTTTTGTCTCTCTCGATGTTGAGAGCCTCAAGTTTTTCGAGGTCAATAATTTCTCCTGTCTCCTCGTCTACACAATCCATAATTGTGCTGTCAATCTCGTATAGTGTCATTGCTCTAATTCCTCCTCATATCTCTCGTATTCGTTGTAGCTCGCCGCGCCTCGTTTGATTGCTTTGTGTGCTGTTCTACACTCATATTCCGCCTCAAGGTGCTGTCTTTTTAGGTATTCCCTGACTGGGTCAACGTACCGCTCCGCCATATTTCTCCTCGCTTTCTTCTCCCCATGCCGTTTCAATGCTTTTGCTCAATTCGTTGTAGCCGCGGGCAAAAGCTTCAATTTCTTTCATCCGCAAAACGCCTGTTTTTTGTACCTTGTCTTTAAATAGCTCTAAAATAGCTCTTGCAATCGCCTTGTCCTCGACTGTGATTACAACACTTGCAGGAATCACACCTTTTTTCTCTAAGACGTCCTCATACTCTCTTTTCGCAAAGCCGTTTACGCTAATCATTGTGTTATTCATAACCTAATCTCTCCTTCTTTTCTGCTATCCAATCCCCCAACGCTCCACTACATTGTTCCGGGGGATAATTTTTATTATCCTGCTCTAACCGCCCAACTATTTCTCCCAGTGTGGGTAGTTCCGGCACTGTTTCTTTTCGCTCTATCGCCCCCGCCGCCCGTATCATCTCTTGGAGCTTCGGCGGGTACTTGTCTATCTCCTTTTGTGCTTCTAGCGACGCTCTGTAGCTTCTGAGAAAGTTTGACTGCACGACTGTCTGCATGGTCGCCATATCAACTTGACTCCAATTACGGAGCGTTTCCGGCGTTCCTACCGCCTTCTGCAAAATCTTCGGGAGTCTGTCAAAGTTTTTCTGGTAGCTGTAGCCGCCTTCTATCCACTCGCCATTTGTACACGCCTTTGCCACTGTTGCCCACGCTTCCTGCTCGCTCAGGTAGCTGCTTTCTGCCTTGAGCTTGCTGGCACACTCCAAAATATCTGCTGGTGTCGGTGGAAACTTGCCGGTTGTCATGTACATCTGTGCCGCTACGCTCATTGTCTGGTAGTCGTTGTTCTTGCCTACCAAGCGGTACCACATATCCAAGGTGGGCTCGTTGGGAATGAACCCCGGAGACGTATAAACGGTCTTTAATGCGGCTACGATTTTAGAAAACTCCGAAATCGTCATACATTCCGCCTCCCTCCTGTTCTTTCTGTGCCGCCCAGTGCTGTATATCTCCGTACAGCCGGTCGTTGATGTTCTTCGTGCTGTCGTTAGCTGTTTTCAGTTCAAAAAGTCCTAGCCACTCTTTATCCAATGACTGATCTATAATCTGTTTCATCAGTCCAACATCACCGCCAGATAATTCATGCAACTTTTTGAGTAATGCTTTCAAAGCTCTATCTGTTCGGACTGGTTTTCTAATCTTCTTACGCATGGAAAGAAATTCCAAGAACTTATTATTTAGTTCCTCGTCGTCAAAGTATCTCGCGGGCGCGCCTTTATCTTTAGTATTATTACTAGTATTATTATTAGTATTATATATATTAGTATTATTGGTGGTCATTTTGACTATACCCCCATGGTCATTTTGACTATACCCCATGGTCATTTTGACTATACCCCCGTGGTCATTTTGACTATACCCTGTGGTCATTTTGTCTATAGGGGTGTCAGCTTTTTCATGAGCCATATAACGGTTAAATTTCACGCCGCTAATCTCCTCTACTCTCTTTTCAACTATTCCTCGGTCTACAAGATTTTCAATGCTTCTTTGTGCAGTTCTTTTTGACACGCCAAGAAATTCGGAAATATATTTCAATGACCCCTTAAATTCTGATTCGCCATCCTGCGAAAAGCCGTAAATAAGGGCATATGTGAGGAGTTCATTTCCTTTTAACTGTAAATCTGATATCATCCAATCTTGAATAACGATGTATGCCATGTCTACCTCCTATCTTGACAAATTGCCAAGTCTTTTGTATGATTTACTTGTATGATTTATCGTAAGAGCTTAATGGTAGGGCTCTTCCTTTTTTACCTCATGCTCTACATCGTCTTTATCGGTGTAGAATACTTTGTCATACTCTACACCCTGCTGTCGTCCTAAAAGGGTGTAGAGTAATCTAATAACATACTCTTTTCTTGGAGGCTCATTCATTTTTTATTCACCTCCTAACATCACGAAGAAATTATAATTGCTATAATCTTTTCCGGCGGTATGTGTTACCACGCCAGCCCAACTGGACGAGATCCAGATAATCAACGCTACTGACACGATGGTCAGTAAATTGTACATAACCTTCATTTTTTTACCCCTCTCTTTTCGTAAGTCCCTGGCATTGCAAGAATTTATTAATAAAATATTGCTGTCCCTTACCTGTGACTTTAGTTGTCTTGGTGATGATATTTTCACCCACTCCATTGATGTAGGAGCCTTCCTTGATTTCAAACAATCCAAGTTCCATGCCTTTCTGTGATGGCATATTTCTACTTGACCCTCGCTTGATAAGAAAACCATTTTCACGCATCCACGAAAATAATCTTCGTTGTCCTATTTCGATGTCATTCTGTTTTAACAGCTTCGCAAGTTCGCCGATTAAAATTGATGTCTGACTTGCTGAAACAGCATCTGCAAACACTTCTTTCGGTCTCATACGCTCAACACTTTCAAGTAAAACTGCATTATCAGCTTTTAAAGATTCAATGGTTTTATCAGCCATCTTCAAAGCTCTAGCAAAAACCTGTTCTGGCGTGTTCCATGCTTTTTCAAGGTCGATGAAATACTGACGAATCAGCTTCCCTTCTGGCGTTCTCTGAATCATGCAAATTTGTTTCGCCATATCTATTGATATTTGATAATCTGTTGCCGGTCTGCCGCCCTGTTCTGAGGTTTCTCCCACTTCTGGGAAAAACTCATTTCCTTCAGAAAACCCATAAGCCTTCATTCTCTCAAACCATGTAGTAAATTTGGTTCCGATATTTAACTTCTTATAAAGTTCTCTTGCGGAGACAGTTGGCTGTTCCGAATCGTAGTTGACAGGAATTAAATTCTCCATCTGGTCATCCTCCTTTCTTGTTGAATTAAATTCAACATTTTAGTTAAAAAAAATAGCGTCCCTCTCTTTCTTAGTCAACCTAAGAATATTTGTTAATGCTACAATTTCCGAAGCTCTGAAATCAGGTTTATTCATTCTGTTATAGAAAGACTCTCTAGTCATGCCCATTTTTCTAGCTACAAAAGAAATACTCATTCCAGAATCTTCTATTTTTTTTCTAAGTGCCTTAACGTCTGCCAAGGTATCACTCCTTTCTTTTTTGTTTGTGTGATTTCCTTTCACACTCTTACTATACCACGTTGTTGAATTTGTGTCAACACTTTTAAATAAAAATGTTGATTTATTTTCACACTTATGCTATATTAAGAATCGTAGAAAGGAGGAAAAATGATACAATTATACAAGAACATCAAGGAACGTCGTGTACAAATTGGAATGTCTCAAGATGAACTAGCAAAGAAAACAGGGTACACGAGCCGCTCATCTATTGCCAAAATCGAAAAAGGCGAAGTTGATTTGCAACAATCAAAAATCGAGCTGTTTGCGAAAGCTTTAGGTGTTAGTCAGCCAGAGTTAATGGGCTGGGAAGAAAACGCAACAGTAGAAAACGCCGAATTACTTGCCGAGATAGCAATGGACTTTGAGTTATTAGGATACGCAGAAAAAATACTACGTATGGAATGTAGCCGCAAATATAAAGTTTACGGCTACATTGACAGAATAACAGAGGAATAACTAAGGTGTGGGGACTAGCACCCCCACTCCTTTTTTAATTTGTTTGCAAACGCAAAAACAAATTTACAAAAATGTTCGTCGTTACAATTTTCGATCAGTTCAATTAATTTGTCTTTATACATCGCTTCACATCCTCTCACGCTTAATTATAGAACATTCGTTCTGACTTATCAAGAGTTTTTGTTATAATATTTTTATGTTTTTGTTAAAGAAAATATGCAGATTTATTTATATTTATACTGACAAATCATTTTATTTATTGTATAATTTATTTACAACAAACCATTTTGCTAATATTTGCAATATGGTAATAATAAAAAAGGAGAAGAAACTATGAGCAAGGAAAAAACTAAAGTTTGCAAGTACTGCAAAGAAGAGATTGACGCAAAAGCTAAAGTGTGTCCTCATTGCCAGAAGAAACAGGGTGGCAAGTTGAAATGGGTAATTATCGTTATCATCGTTGTGGCTGTTCTGGGAATGGCTTTCGGCGGCGGAGATGATGATTCAACGGACACTGCCAAAAGTACGACTGCAACAACGGCTAAGAAAGAAACTGCTAAAAAAGAAGAAACAAAAGAGAAAGACAGCGTAAAGGTTGGCGAATCTTTTGAGAATGACGGTTTAAAAGTAACCGCCAAAAAGGCTGAATTTGGATATGATGCCGGAGAGTACTTTACTCCAAAAGATGGATGCGAATATGTAGCTGTAGACTTTACTTGTGAAAATATCGCAGAAAAAGGTGACAAATATGTATCTGTATCTGATTGCAGTTGCTATGCAGATAATTCAGCTTGCGAGCAGCAATACATAGGAGACAGTGATTTTGTTAACACTAATTTGTCTCCAGGAAAGAACGTAAGCTTTACAACATATTACGAAGTGCCAAAAGACGCAAAGAATGTTATTTTAGAATACAGAGCTTCATTCTGGACGGATAAGAAAGTAACTATTAATTTAAAATAATTAGTCTTCTAATAGAATGACTAGCAAGAAGGAAGAATCAATTCTTCCTTCTTTTTCTTGACTTTTTTGAAATCGCTTGTTATAATATATATGTCCGCATATTGTATATGCGTGTGAGTAGAAACTATTTTGTTGACTATTAAGTCAATGGAGAAGGGGGCTGTTTTCAGCCTCTTTTTTCTGTGTCTAATAGCATCTGTAAATAATCTTCTCCCACATCCTCATGCGGCATTTCCCACAATTTTTCTGCTGTGTATCCCAGTTTGTGCAATTCGCGCACTCTTTGTTTGTTTTCTGTTTCCTCGTCATTGCAGGCGTACAGGAAATCGTACAAATCAGGAAATCGTTTCCGCAGGGCGGCGTGAGTGTTTTTTTCTACCATGTCCGTTATCTTTCTTACTTCGGTTTTTCTGTCAGAAACTAACGCTTCGTGAATTTTTGACAGCGCCCATGAATCTACTTCATCATGTTTTCCTTTCATCCAAAGTTTAGCCCGTCTTTCTCGCAAATCCAGCGCGAGTGATACAAAGAAAGCTTGTTCTGTTTTCTCTTTGAGTTCACAAAAGTCCTCTTTTGCAGTTCCTGTAGATTCATTTTTCTTCAAAAAATCCAACATTTCTTTTTTTGCTCTTTCTGCTTCTTTCATCATTTTTTTCTCCTCCTTATTAAAAAGTTTCCATCAATTTAGAGCTTACAAGACTAGCATAATCATCGGCTAATTCTTCTTTTGTCATATAGTTTCCAAAGCAAATTTCAGCCTTGTAATTTTCTTTAGCAGTTAAAAAAAGATTAATAAACCACTTAGCCTCATTTACTTTTTCGATGTCAACCAGATTTTTTTCTCTGATTGAAGCCAGGTAACTGTTTTCACTTTCTTTGTTGAGCTTCAGACTGAGATTTAATGCTTTGATTACGCTGTCTTTAATGTCCTGTGCCCATGCGATCTGTTTTACGGAACCTTTTGTGATTTCTCCCATATGCTTTGCTTCCTTCCATGCTTTTTTTAATCCTTCGGAGATGCAAAGACCTGCCTTTTTAACTAACTCCCACGCTCTTTTCATGATTTTTGATAAATTGTATTTTTTCATTTCTTTGTATCTCCTCTCTTGATTTACTCACATTATACACGATAATGTCTATTATGTCAAGAGAAAAATATACGAAAATATATTATTTTTTCTTGATATTTCTTTCAAAATAATGTACTATATATTTATAACGATTAAAGGAGGTTTCAAAATGGAAACACAAGCAAGAAAAAGAAGTAACATATATAAAGGTAGTATCTCATATAGTAATTTATGGGACACGTTAGAACGCAGAGGGTTAAAGCGTTCCAACCTATTAGATAAGGAAACTTTTAACCTTTCCCCGGCGCTGGTCAATAAGTTGCGGCACGACAGAAATGTGAATATAGATACAATTATGTATTTGTGCGAGAAATTGGACTGTCAGGTGTGCGACATTGTGGAATATAAAAAATAATATATTTTCGTGTATTTTTTCTCTTGACATAATAGTCATTATCGTGTACAATAAGATTAAATCAAGAGAGGAGATACAAAGAAATGAAAAAATCAGTTAAAAGATACAACTTATCAAACATTATGAAAAAAGCATGGGAAACAAAGAAAAGATACCCTAGAAAGAGCTTTAGCTCTTGTTTAAAAGATGCATGGAGAGAAGCTAAACGAGAAGTATTAGCCAAGGAAATGCCAGAAGTAGTTGATGTTATGTTTAGCGGTCGCGACTTAACAATCAATCTTGAGAACGGAGAAATCTCTGGAGAAACTTTCGAAGTAAAAAAACACATCAAATACATTTTTGATGCAAAATGGAATCCAGCTAAGAAAGTATGGGTATCTCAGCTTAAAAATCTTAGAGCAGTTGTAGCTAAAGAGTGTGTAGTTTACTAAAAAGGAGGAAGAAAAATGTACGAAAAAGTTTTAGAAGCAATCAAAAATAGCAGCTATGATAGTTTTGGAATTAGAAGAACCTGTGCCGATGAAGATTATAAAGTCGGTGACATCGCACGCAACTCCTTTTACTGGGACGTTGAGAACGATTTATCATCATACCAGACAGAACCAGAGGAGATGGACGGAACGTCCGCAAGAGCCCTCCTTTTTGACGACATGGACAGCGATGAGGAAAATCTTGAGGTCATCAAGAAGATCATTGAAAGATTTAAAAAAGAGTATCCTTGCTGTCTTCCGGAGGAGAAATTTGTTGTTCTCGGTTCTGATCGTGTAGAATATGACATCAACGATGGCGACATCATCATGGAGGACGCAGAGGTTTTATATATCTTTTAGGAGGTAATGATATGGCTAGACGGTCGTTGGTAGGGGTAATCCGCGGCGATATGCAAGCTATCGAATACCTTGGGAACAAAATGTATCGGTGCAAATGCATTAGATGTGGCTGCGAGCAAGTGTTACGTAGCACACAATTAAAAGACACTACCAAGTGTCAAGTGTGCGGACAAAAATTTCGCAAGGATATGCGAGGGCAAAAGTACGGTCTTTTAACGGTCCTTGACTATGACAAGAACGGGAAATGGCTTTGCAGATGTGATTGCGGGAATGTCGTCAGCGTAAAATCTAATAATTTAAAGAGTGGAAATACTCGCTCCTGCCGGAAGTGTCACAAAGGTTTTTTCGACAATCCCTATTTGGTGGAGGGCACGTTAGTGACCGATCTCACACAGGGAGTCAGAAAAAATAATACATCCGGAACCACAGGAGTGTACTACAATAAGCGAAAGCAAAAATGGTACGCGGCGATGATGTTTCAGGGGCAAAATTATTTTTTTGGTTATTATAATAATAAAAAAGATGCTATTGCTGCAAGAAAAGAGGCGGAAGAAAAATTACACGGTCCGTTTTTGGAATGGTACGCAGAAAATTATCCTAAACAATGGGAAGCTAAGAAGAAAAAAGCTAACGGACAGACTTAATGCCGCGGAGGTTACGGCGACAGAAAGGGAAAAAATGAAAAATTTTGGAGAAAAGTTAAAGGAGCTAAGAGAAGAACGCAACTTATCCCAAAAAGAACTCGGCGACAAAATGGGAGGAATAACACAGCAGACCATTGCGCAGTACGAAAAGAAAGAGGCTGTTCCGAAATTTGAAACTGTCTCAAAAATAGCTGATGCATTAGAAATTAATCCAAATATTTTTTATTCTGATTTTTTACAATCTGTGGCAGATGATTCGGAAAAAATTGGAGAAAGAATAAAGGAATTGCGAAAAAACAAAGGGGTAAGTCAAAAAGAACTCGCTCAAAAAACTGGACTATCTATTGGCTCTATACAGGGGTATGAACAGGGGCGATATAACCCTAAATTGGAGACAGCATTAAAAATAGCGGATGCGCTAGAAGCTGAGTTGGACAATTTTTACGATGTTTTATTACAGCGCGGCGAAAATGTCTCTATTGGTGGAAAAATCAAAGCTATGCGCCTACAAAAGGGAGTTTCACAGGCGGCACTTGCTAAATGTCTAGGTGTTTCAACTGCCATGATTTGCCAGTACGAAGTCGGAAAAAGGAAACCAAAGGTAGAGACCTTATCAAAAATCGCAGGTGCTCTAGGTGTCGATTTAAAAGTTTTTTATGACGATTTGCCACAAAAAACTATAGAATTAAAAAGATACGAAAACATAGCATTGGTTAACGAATTTGAAAATGCTTGTTTTCGCTTGGTTAACTTTCCAGACAGTGAAGAAACAACCGAGAAATACGAAAGTCTCAGAAAAAAGCTAATAGACAGACTTAGTGGTATGTAGATAGCAACACCCGCCCCGGAGGTACGAAGGCAGGAAGAGGAATAAATGAAAAGAGCCGCTTTATATGTGCGAGTAAGCACGCAAGAGCAGAAGAACAGTGGATTGTCCGTTGATTCGCAGATAGACGCGCTTGAAAAATATTGCAAGGAGCAAGGTTATACGGTTGTCGGTATTTATAATGATGCCGGCATATCTGCACGTAAAAAATACACAAAACGCCCAGCCCTCTTACAGTTGCTTGAGGACTGCAAGAAGCACGAGATTGATATAATACTCTTCACACGCCTTGACAGGTGGTTTAGAGCCGTTGCAGGGTATTATGAGGTACAAAATGTCCTTGACGCGTGTAAAGTGCCATGGAGAGCTATCTGGGAGGATTACGAGACAGAGACAAGTCAGGGGATTTTTAAAGTTAACATCATGTTATCTGTAGCGCAGGCAGAGGCAGACAGGGACAGCGAGAAAATACGCTCCGTCATGGAGTTCAAGAGGCAGAACAAAGAGTATATTGGCGGAAAGGTGCCGGTGGGGTATCGCGTAGAAGGGAAAAAGATTGTAAAAGACGAGAAGATGCGAGGAATAATTGAGGATATGTTTGAGCATTATTTCCAGACGTTTTCTAAAATGGAAACAGCCGATTATATTTTGAGCAAATACCCTGATTTTATAAGGACTAGAACCAGGATAGTCAAAATTATGTCCAGTCCGGCGTACCATGGGGAAATGTACGGCGTAAAGAACTACTGTGAGCCATACATAACAGAGGAGCAGGCACAAAGAATTAAAGAGGTCTCCAGCCAGAAAAGTTGGGTAGATTGTAAGAGGCGTATTTATATTTTCTCTGGGCTGATACGTTGCCCAATTTGTGGTTACAGATTTTCTGGGCGCACGATGGCCAAGAAAGAAAAGAGGTATAAAGTGTATCAATGCCCTAGATCTGCCGCGAAAAAGCACAAAACATACACGCGATCTGAACCAAAATTAGAAACATATATGCTTAATCACATCGAAGAAAAAATACAGTTAGATGTATTAAGGGTGGAAGGTCGTGTGAAGGCAGCCGGAAGCGATGTGGGGAAAAGAAAGAAAAAATTATCCAGTGAACTAGGAAGAATTAACAAAATGTTTGAAAAAGGTAGGATAACAGAAGAATACTATGACGAAAGATATGAGGCTATATCGAAGGAATTAAAAGAACTATCCCAGACCGCCGCAACGGAAGAGTTGGAAACTAAGAAAAAAATACAAAGCAGATTTCCTGACGGTTGGAAAGATATGTATATGCAGTTAGACGAACAAGGCAAGCAGGTGTTTTGGAAAAGTATTGTAAAAGAAATAAAAATATCCCCCAACGAATTTGTGGAGGATATTATATTTTTTTAGTTTTTGTTATGCAGTAACTAGCCGTAACCACCGGGTTAAAACCAGTTACTGCATAACAAAATATTAAAAATAAAGGAGATGCAGTTACATTATACAGAAAGAAAGAGGACGTTTCAAGCGCCCTCTTTTATTTTTCGCAAAACCGAACGATATTCTCGCGGATACATTGCTTCTATGGCTTTCATGTGTTCGTCAAGTACATACAGCAAATGCTCAAAGTCTGCTTTCCGGGCTACCTCCTTAAATTCAGATTCCGGCTCGGATGCGTAAGAATAATATGCTGTTTTTGGTGTTGATTGGTTTGGTGCTTTATCTGGCTCCAAATTATTGCGTACATTGTATAAAATCGAAAGCCGTTCGCAAGTGGCGTAGGTTGTTTTTCCTGCCTCTAATGCCGCAATTTCGGCATTAATTTCGCTCATATTAATCATTGCGGCACCCCTTCCTTTTATCGGTCTAATTCTGCTAACGCCCTGCCTAGAGCCGCCTGATCTGTGCTAGACAGATTACTGTCATGCATCATGTCTTTAATGGTCTCTTTTACCTGCATTTTTGCATCGTTGTAAGAGTAATGGCCTCTCACATAGTGCTGACCTCTACGGGCATTGCTATAATCACCGTAATCCATGTCAGGATAACGCCCGCGGCTGTATCTTCCTGACGTGTCCCAGTCTCCGCCGCGACTATACTCGTTGTCGCCTTCCAGATACATGATTTTGTCGATATTTTTAATTGTGTCTGTGAGCTTATGTGTTGCCTCCAAATCCCCGGCGCTCATATCGCCCTTGCCGGCAATCTCGTCTAACTCTCTGCACATCATTTTTTTTAATTTGTGTAATGATTCCATTCTTTGCCCTCCTTTACGCTACTCTCTCGACGATTAAATTGCTATTGGCTATATTAATTGCCTGCGTAGATGTATTTTCGACTGCGATCGTTATGCAGCACCCGCGCGGAACGTCAATAAATGCCGCTGTAAATACATTAAAATATTCGCCTACGGCCGCAGGTGTTACGATTGCTGTCGCACTATTTAATGGTTCTCCGGCGATTGCCAGGGCAATAGAAATAGGTGTCACAGTTCCACCGGCGGGTATGGCGATATTAGCCCCAAAGCTGACCTTATAGCGCGCCCTGCACTGGTTTGTAAGGCCTCTAAGGGTCACAATTCCTGCCCCCTCCCGATGTGTAATACAGCTACCGCACTTTACGGCTGTCTCTGTGAGCGGTAAATTCTGCCCCGCTGCCACGGTTACGATAGTGCTATTGGTAAATTCTGCCACGTTATATCACTCCTTTTTTTAATAATAAACGGCGGAACGATTGCCCCGCCGCTATAAGCATCATCGGCACAAGCCGAACAATCCCGTCAACGCAGGAAGCTGCTAATTATAAAATTTTAGCATCCACAACCGGTATTGCACCCACAGTTACCGTACTGATATGGTGCGGAAACCGGAAAAGCCGGCACCGGTCTAGGGTTGTAATAAGTAAACTGACCCTGCATGTATGCCTTTAAGGTTTCATTCTGTGATGCCTGAGAAGCCGCTAACTGCGCCGCAAATAACTGCTGGTTCTGCTCGGCAATCTTAGCATCCTTAGCTTCGATTCTCTGCGCTGTGAGGGCATCGAGGATAGCTCTAGCGTTGTTGTTCTGGTTGTCAATGATATCTCTTGTGTTGTTTGCGTTGTTAAAATTCGTCTGGCAGAAGCCACTTGTAACTTCCTGCTGGATTGCGTTAGAATTCATTGCCATGTTGTAATTGACGCCCGCAATAGCCTGTTTATTATCACAACAGCACTGTGCTAACTGTGCCTGCAAAGCGTTAAAACTCTGCATATCTGCAATCTGTCCCTGCTGGATTGCATTTCGTGTATCATACCCGTTCTGCTGGATTGTGCTATTTGTTCCTGCAAATCCGTTGAGAAGAGAGGTATTCATCGCATAAAATCCATCACAAATACCGCTGTTGATGGCATCACCCTTGCGCTCAAGGGAGGAAATGCCGCTATCAATCTGGCGCTGTAAGGTTGCAAAGTCAGAAGCTAATACATAGTTGTCTACCGCGCCTCCGCCGCCGTTATTCCATCCATTTCCGTTTCCCCATCCACAGAAGATGAAAAGGAAAAGAATGATAATCCACCAAGCACCGTTACCCTCGCCAAATGCGCCGTTATTGTTGCCTGTGACTGCCGCCAAATCTGCCGGGCTCATTCCGTCTGTTGTTAATCCCATGAAATCACTCCTTTTTATTTATTTAAAACCCTTTAAAAGGTTTTGAAACTGTGTTGCCATGCCCTGCAACTGGTTATACTGTTGCTGGCTCATTTGCCCGCTATTTAGCAGGTTTTGCACTTCCTGCTTCGGGTCCCCCTGAAACTGCTGTTTGAACTGTTGAAACTGCTGTATCATCTGCATTGGATTGAGATTCATTCAATATCCTCCTTCTTAACGTCTCCATTTGCCTCTCTAAGGCGTTTAAGCGTTCCTCGTAGTTGATTGGTTGACTAGATTGCGAAAGCTCCGCTGTGGGCGAATCTGTGCCTTTACGCTTGTATTCAAACACCTCTAAAAACGGTCTGCCCGTCTGGTCTGCTCTTTTTTCGTAAAAAATTGGTGCTTGGCTGTCCCACAGGCGAACAAAAGAGTTTGGTGCTACTAAATACGCCTCCGCCGCGCCCTGTCCTTGTACCCAAATCCGTTCATCAGGATTGTTCTGCTGTTGCATTTGTTGAGGCGGTGCCTGCTGTTGTTTTAATCGGTTGAGCTGGTCGAGATAATCCGGTTGTGGATATTGCGGGTACTGTGGATATTGTTGTGGATATTGTGGATAACCGAACATTTATTTTCCTCCTTCCCTCCAGTAATATATTGGTGTCATTGCTCCACTGTCCCACGTGTCGTAGTAATTACCGTTAATTACTGCTATAACGTGCCCTGACAGTGCTAAAATATAAGCCCCTTCTGGGTGATTGTTTGCAAATTCCGATACAGTGCAAGTCATGTACTCATCGGGGATTATGTAGCGATTAAACCCCTTATCTTTGAGGTATGCACCCCACACCGCATTAGCTGAGGGCATATCTGACAACATTAAGCCGTACAGGGCAAGTTGTATATATGTTTCTTCCCACGTTTGCTTTGTAGCTTTTGAGATAGCGCGCACGGTGCAATCTCCCACTTTTGCCGCCGCTGGGTTAGGATTCCAATATTGATACATCTCTCCGCCCTCCTTATAGTTTTATTATCGCAAAAAAATAAGCGTGTCACCACGAAGGCAACGCGCTTATTTCTCGCATGATTTTTAGTTATCTTTAGTTTCTTAAAGGCTATTTATGTACGGAATTGTGCCGGGAACTAACAAAATCTTTTCTACGGCACAACTCCACAGCCCTTGTAATCCTCTCGTGCTTATATCCATTTTCTCGGCGGCTTGCTCCTGCGTTAATCCGTCAAAAAGCAAGTACTGTACAGTTTCGCGCTCCCGCAAGGTTAAGCGGGCACACGACAAGGCATAATCAATAAATTGTTTATCGCCTAATTTCCAGAGTTTTTTTATCAAACTTCTGTTCACTGCATCACCTCAAACACGCAAAAATTACGTAAATTTATTTCATTTTGTCGAGTCCTAAAATCGCTCTAACCTTGTCTGGGAGCAAATCAGGGTTAATTTTGCCGATGTTCTCCACAATAGAGCCTAGTTCCATCAAAATGATGTATACACACACGCCTGCGGCAATAGGCACCCGAAAGCCCAAGTCTACATATCTCTGCGCATAGTCGATAAGATACGCAAGCACCACGAGCATAATGGAGCCAAATTTATGATACAATCCTTTCCTCATTTCTGAGGATTTCCACTCGTGGTTGGCACAGGCGGCTACTCCACCGCTAGCTAAATCAAAAACTACAAAGATACAAGTTATTAAAGGCAACATAATGTCTACCATCTCCATTCCTCCTTAAAGATTATTTTTCTTTTGTTTTTATAAATTAATTAAAGTTCTCTTTAGTTAATCAGTTTCCGTTTTCGATTCTTCTTCCTTATTAACATCCATCAGCTCATTGTACTGTTCCTCTGTGATTCTCCCAACTGCAAAAAACACATCAATCTTATTTTTCAAATCATCTGTAAGTCCATTTCTCTCTTTAAGTTTTAATAATGTTCTATATAACATAATCATACCTCCAATTCTGTTAATGCTACTGCATATTCGCTGTTGACGTAGGCTTCTGCGGATTGTAAATCCATATCGTAGATGTAATCTCGGTTGTCGTTTAACTGCTGTTTCACATAGTTCCAACCATTAGCCATGCTAATCGGATAATTAAATACTGTATATCCGTCAAGCTGTTCTGAATTGACGTTGATGTTTGTAGTCGGATAATATGTTGCAAGTGTTTTAAGTGTCTGTACTTCTTTCTGCGTTAAATCAATTTCTTGTGGTTCTGCTAACAACCATTCAGTTTTGTTTACAATAGATTGTGTATTATCTAACTTAGAAGAATCAACCATCTTTACCAACTTCCCACGTTCCACATTCACATAATCCGCAATATACTGTTGACCGTCAATCGTTACATTGCCGCCAGATGTTACTGGGATGGCGTTGAGAGTATAGGAGAGCTGGGCGGATTGCTCGGTGTATGGCTCGTAAGGGGTGGCTTCCGAACCTTTTTCGATTTGAATTGTATCGTATATACCAGACGGGGCTGACACTCTAATATATTCTGTACCTGTTGTATTAAATGTATTTATGCTATATTTGTTTCCGTCTTTAGGAATGACATTTTTTATCCACTTTTTTTCTGCATTATAAAGTCCAATTCTATATGCATAGCTGCTTCCAATTGCCGAACTAAAATTGCGTGCTATAACAGTAATATCTTTTCCACTTGTTTTTATAAAATCTGTTACGGCTGCAACTGTTTTTGAAACTCCTGATATTGACCCATCATTGCCACTTATATATCCTCCTAGTATTGGATTCCACAGGTTCTTTCCAAAAACCTTCACAGTTGGATTCACAACACTCTTAATCTCAACTGGATTCTCTGGCGTTGGTGTTCCATCCTGTGATGATTTTCCATATATCATCATATCTCGAATCTTTCCATTGTCGGAATCAGTGATGTGAGTTTCGCCCTGATTTGAGGCATAGAACTTTGTAATTTTGTTTGATAAATCTTCCTTTATCAAACCAATTTCTTTTTTTAACGGACCAAGGTCTTCTGTTGTTTTCCCGCGTTTTGAGAGTATATACGCCTCATCTCCCGTTAAACCACTTTTTCTCATGCTCTACACCTCCCTAAAGTAAAAACCACTTGCTATCAGGGGCATAAAAGCCATATAATTCCCCTGTGTCTACGCACAACGCCGTCGAACCACTTGCAACATAATGAGGCAATTTATCTACCTCAGAAGACTTTCCCCAATAATATCGCTTACTTCCGTCCGTATCTATGCAATCCCATCCACCTAAATCGTGTATAACATCTCCTTTGCGGTATGTCTGCCCGTCAATAATTATTGTTCCACTAGCTATCATACTTCCACCTCCTTATGCATGAATCGTATCAGACAGCTTTAGCAAGCAATCTGCGAGCATCTCATTTTGTTTTGCAAGCTCTTCTATTTTTTTGTTTAGTTCTGGTATGGACGGCGTGTTATCGTTAAATAGGTGTTCCGGTTCTTCTCGGTCAACATTCTCAACGATTTCATACTTTCCTTCCTTATTTGCCTCGATATGACACGTACCATTTTCGTTGCACCACTGCGCAGCTTTTGGTGGGTATAAACCATCAAATACGTATCCAATATAATATTCTTCCATAATTACACTCCTAACACATATCTCAGTACAAACCCTTGATTGTTAACGGCTATTCCGTTTTGTGCGTTATTAGATTTATTACTGTCAGTACCCTGTATAAATGTATCACCGATATATAGGTATTTATTTAATCCGTAATATGGATTGCTCATTAGCATACCATCGCCCGGCCGCCAGGCAACGTGCTGTTTAGGCACGAAGAACGATGTCCACCACCAATTATCACAAGCTCCATTACTATAGTGACTCCAGACAAATACTGCGCCGGTCGGTTGCATTGATATTGGCTCATTTAGTGTAAATTTATGCTCTGCAAGCATCCAATATCCTATAGTGTTAGCATCCCACAGGATGTTATTTTTACCTAAGATGCACTCTACGTCATTAGATACAAATTGGATGTGGTGGTTATCGACATACATCCCGGTTCCCATAGACTCGTACAAGTCGCTATACGTCGAGCCCTCTTTGACGGTTAACGAAAGTCCCGTGGTGTCCTTGGTTTTATCGTAATACAATTCCAGAGCCGCCTTGCCGCCGCCATGGATGTCGTCTGGGTTTGTCTGCTGGGTGGAAACAACAATGTTGCGGTCGGATTGCATGACAGAACCGAAACCGTCATAATTTTTATCGCCGTCCGTGTTGGTGATCACGATAGGTGCTGTACCAAACCTTACAATTTCACTATTTCCTTTTCGTACAGCCATACCATATGCATCAAGTAAAGTATTTTGTTTAAGGGTGTTCCCTCTCATGTCGCCAACTATCAGTCCAACACCATCTATATAATCAATAAAATTTGTTGCAGTTTTAGCTGCATTAATAATTTTTTCGTTCTGTAACCCAAAATTTTTAACGGTTCCTTTTTTAAATCTTTCATGCGATTGTTTTACTTTTTCTGCGGCTGTATCATCCGTTGGCGGAGATGTGAGATTTCCAGTGAGCCATGCTCTTCCACCAGAAACACGTATTTTTACGCTATCCCCTGCTTTACAATTAATAGCCATCTGTGCGGGGGTTTCGTCTGCTCCGCCGTCAATGTGGACATATGCCGTTTTTTCGTCAACCCGAAGGACTTTTGCAACTGTATCATATGCTTTTGTTTTGCTTTGCTTCATCGTCGAGGCAATTTCTTTTACAAATTCATTCAATGCTTTCCACCTCTTCCTTCGTGCGGCAACCATGTTCTAGGGACAGTGATTGCGATATTATTCTAAATTTTCCGGCAAGGTTATGCCGTGGATAATTTAGGAAGACCACATCGCCCAAAAGAACGTCCTCGAAAAATCGCCGGCTGTACTGTATCGTTCTAGCAGGGTTCTGCAATTCCTTTAGCTTTCTAACAGCGTATGCTGCTATGTTTTCCCCAGAGGATAATTCAACGCCTGTTTCTGATTTCCACACTTCCCTGCCCCGGCTGACGGTTGATAAATAACTGTCCGGGCTGTCGTCCCGCGCGATGGCTGCGCCGTAATCGTCATGTATTGCCATAAAACAGTTTGGCGTGTCATACCAATTAAATGTGTCTGTTACATCGCACTCCACGATGTCGTTTGCGTTAATTCCCACTGTAAGACTGCTATTGTTATCATTTGCGCAGATAACAATACTTCCATCGCCAAGTATTCGCATCCGCCAGCCAATGGCGTCTAATATATGCAGTGCCATTGTGAGCCTTGTTTCTCCGTCTTCCGCGACGATATTATCTGTAGTTATCGGCGATGTTCCTTCGACATACACAGGGGCAGGGATACAATCATTGAGCAGATTTTTAATCTGTTTTGCTCCGCTACCGGCTGGTGCATAATAACCACGCGGCAGGATCACATCATCTGCCGGCTTGAGAACGGAATAGCAGTCAATATTGTAAGTCTCTCTCACACCATCAAGTTTTCTTTCTGGGAAGGCGGTCAGGCCAGTGAACAGTGCTACTTTTGCTCCTGACCCTCCCTGTTTAGCCTGCAAGTAAATGCGTACCCAGCACTCACTGTCTGTTATCTTTTCTGTCATTGTGACAGAGGCAGATTCCCTTAAATCTGACGTGCTGTCCCGGTCAATACTGCCCTCAGTAAATTCAAATTCCTGCTGGTCTGTCCACGTCTTGGGGTCAACCGTTGTCAAAATATATCTTGCTGAAAATCCTTTGCTCCAATCCATCACATCACCTCGTTAGGATGCTCTGCGCTCCACTGTTCTTCCGTCACAGCGTCCAGTTCTTCCGAATCCACTTTTTTAATCGTTAGTGAGAAATCTGCCCTCATTTTATTATCGTGGTCTTTTTTCTCTGATACCTGTATATCGCAGGAAAAAGACGAACCGTCCGGCGTCCTAACGTGACATATTCCGGGATACGTTGCGAGGCGTCTCATTTGCTCAATCATCGTTGGTTCTGTTAGCGAGATACTTACTGCATCAATTTTTAAATCACGGGTGACTGCAGGGTTCCAGTCACCTTGTACAGAGCCACCAAGGTATACTGTCCTCTCAAAATCTTTATCCCATGAATTATCTAAATCAAGGTTATACTGGATTTCGATAGATTCACTGTCAAAATCAATGATTGCCTTTTCGTGGGCTATCGAAAATTCGTTGTATAACCATGCAAACGAGCTATCTACTGTTATATAGTCGCCGTTGGCGGTTTTATTTACAACCAGTATGCCGCCGTACTCATTTAGCGCAGGGTATGGGTCAACATATTTCTGGCCATAAACCCCATTTTCCAGAATCAATTCTGCTCTGTCTACGCTCATCCGGTACAAATCAAACGTATCCCCATCAGCATATGTAGTTGGTTTAGTAACAACAATACTTGCTGTTTTATTGTCTGCAATCGTATTTACAGTGGCCGTTGGCACTTCCGGCTGATGTTTCCACCGCACAACAAACGGTATCTTTTTTTCTGCCACATGGTCATAAATATCTGTAAATGCAATCTGTATACTGTACCTTGCACCGTCATCCATCTGCCCGATCAGGTCGCCCAAGGCAATACTGTAGTTATCTGTTTCACTACCGGTAAAACTGGCAATAATTTCGCCGGCAAAATGCTGTTCCTTTAATCCGTCCGGGCGCAGAATATAATAATCCTCGTCCCTGGCAATCGTTACTTTTGCTGTGCCAGCAGAATCCCCGAAGGAAGGGACTATTGTTAATGGTAGCTGCTCTAAATAATTTGTTGTGCCTTCCGATGATTCTGGTACTGTCTGGTCGCTTGTTTCCGTGGTAACATCGCCAGAATTATATGTAGTCGTCTCCGAGATAAGATTTGTTGTAACGCTGTCTATCGCAGGTTTTGCAACAATTTCAACAGCCACAGAATCTGACCATGTCCCTTCCTTGCCTCCTTGTGCCGTAACCATTGCTTTTAGATAATGGATTTCTCCTACATTCCACAGATTACTCAAGAGGCCGTTTGCAGTATAGATTTTATTAATGTTTTCAATCGTTTCTGATAATGTCTCCATGCCGGAAGACATCATTAAAACAACGACGTTTCCATCTTTGCCTTTAACCGGCTCATCGTCAATCGCTTCCGCTATTTTTATGCTCGCTTTGCTGTTTCCGGTGTAGCCAACACTGCAAATAACTGTATCGTCCAGGGCAAGATAATTTTCCGTTGTTGCAAGCGTAGGAGTCGTTGGTGTCTCACTCAGAGATACGGAAACCGTATCAGACCAAGGAGATAACACTTCTTCGTCCCCGGACGTATCCCGCAATCTTACGCGGAAATAATATGTTTTTGCCGATTCCAGGGACCCGATATGCCATGTGGTCTCCCTGTCCTCCACGTCATAAGTAGTTGGGGCGTCCGTACTAATCCATGCGTCCTCATGGTCTGCCCATGATATAGTAGCCGCATCTGCGTTTTTCCATGACCAATCCCACGTTAATTCTACGGTATCAGATGCTACCGCCATTGCAGTTATATTTTTCGGCGGAACCGCAATTTTTCTTGTCTCTGAGTAAATCCACCCTGACTGCATGAGGGGGCTAAGTTTGTAGGTAATGCCAGGCGCTCCATTCTGAGGCGTAGAAGTTCCGGTAAAATTCTTGAGGGCAATCTGGTATTCAGCGCCGCCGGAAACGTCCGGACACGTAACCGTGATCGTCCCCTCTTTGTCGGTGATTGCAATAATACCTTTTTCTTCATTGTCTATTTTCATCCAGACGGCTGTTTTAGCGTCAGGCACTTCCGTGTTGCGCTCAATGCTGTTAATTGTCAGTGTTGTTCCTGTCGCTGATACCGTATCAAATGACGGGGATTTTAGGGCTCCTCGTGCCGCTACTCGTGGCTCAGAATACGCATATTTTTTATCGTGCGTACTTTGCACCCTTGTCCACATAATCTGGTCTTCCGCTATGCCGTCGTCTGTATTAAAATCTGCCGATACCGTGTAGTCATGGTATGCAACGGTTACTCCTGTGCTCCATGAGGTGCCGGTATACCTCTCTCCGCTTTCCGGCGTGTCTATGGCATATTGTAGCTCCATGGAATCCACAGGGCGGTCTTGTGGCGATGCCTGCACCCAGTTTGCCCATACATACCGGCTAGAGGAACCTATCTCTTTGCTCCCTGTGTTCTGTATGTTTGGACGTTCCGGGATGCTGTAATAATGGTACGCATAACCCCAACCGGAATCTCCGGCACATCCTCTCGACTTTACCCTTACAATGCGGCAGAATGTCATACTCTGTGTTGGGGAACCATCCTCTGTTATTTCCCATGTACCAGAAGCCCCTGTATAAGCCGAATTGGCAAAGCGAGCGTTCGCAATGGCGCCCTTATAGTTTGCCATTAATGCAGTCTGTACCTGTGTTTTTGCGAAATGTCTCGCATCATTCGCCTCGTATGATGTGCTCCAAGTAAAGGCACCTTTATTTGCGCCAGTATCATCAAGAGAATAAGAAACGGAAGGGGCATTTGGTGCATAAATGGTAAATGTCTTTGTGGAATGTGCGGCTGTATAGGTATGCTTTTTATCACTTTTTGTTTTGCCCTTTACCTTAAACTCTATCGCATTTAATAATTTTGATGAGACAGGATAATAATTTTTTGCATCAAGTGCTACTGTTTTTTTTGTTGCTGATTTTCCCACATCTATTTCTTTCCAGTTTGTCCAATCCCATTTAGAAGCACCGGCATTTTTTGTATGTAGGCGGTACCACAGCCACTGCCCATCCTCATATTTTTTCGCCGGTATCTTCCAAGATATTGTAAATTTCAGATTGTCCCTAGATATAGACAGACCGCTGGGAGCAGCAGACTTTTTCTTTTTCTTTGCCATTATGCCATTTTCACCTGCCTTCTAAGCTCACTTGCCATTCTTCTTCCCCATTCTTCCGGATTATCTGCACCGTTTACAGTTACGTTAATAGTTATGTCGTTTTTTGTTCCCTGTGTTGCCTCTTTGATATCACTCATCAGCCTGCTACGACCGTATAGCATTTCGTCTCCCGCTTCTCCTGCTCCAAACAAGGTGGCATCAGAAAATACATATGGGCTTTCCATAGCCTTTTTATACCAGCTAATGTGGAATGATGGTAGAGATCCCTTTCCGCCGATTCCAAACGGAGCCTTACCACCAGAAACGCTCAGGTGTGGTAGGTTTAGGTGCGGAAGAGACCAGCTAAACTTCAAGGCGCTCTTAAATCGTCCAGGAAAGCTTTTTACAAGGGATACTGCCTTAGTAAAGATACTTTTAACAGCTGATGGTATTTTAGTAAACGCCCCCTTTACAGCGGATAAAATGCCGTTGCCCCTAAATGCCCCTTTAAATCCGTTTACAGCATTTTTGGCGGCAGTTTTTAAGAGTGATGGGAGATTTTTGACCCCTTTTATTATGCCGGTAACAATGTTTTTACCAAGTGAAAACCAGTTAAACGCTGTAAACACACTTACGATTGCTGTGATAATCTTCGGTAAATTAGCAATTAACAACGGAATCGCACGAACTAATCCCATTGCTAAATTTGTTATGATTGTTATTCCCGTTGCGAGGATTTTCGGTGCATTGTCGTTAATAATACCAGCTAAATTTGTTATGATTGTAGGTACATATGCAATCAGTACAGGAATAGAGTTAATCAGCCCTTGCGCGATATTCTGGATAAGTGTCAGGCCTGCATTTATCAACTTTCCTGCGTTGCCCCTCAGAGACTCCGTGAATTGTGCTAGCATTGGCAATGCCTGCCCCAAAAAGGTTGGGATGCCCTGAGTCATACCGCTAGCGATAGTCGTTAGCAAATTAACTCCGACCGATGTAAATACATTTAACCCTGTGGAAATCGTAGAGGCAAGATTATTTAAAAGTTGGCTGACAGCAGTTGTAATACTGCCAGAATTTTGAGTAACGCTCGAAATTAAGCCGTTTATGAGGTCGCCGCCGATTTTTGTCAGCCCCGGCAACTGACCACTAAAATTAATCGCATCTTGCGCCAGTTTGGAAAGAGCGCCACTTATGCCGCCGGATTCCATCGCCTCAGCTAATCCACTAACCTCACTTGTTATACCTTTGATGGCACCACGGATAGTACCCGAAAAAGTATTGTAAAAACCCAGTTCTAAGCCCTCTGTAGCACTAGATAGCAAGGTTATGTCGCCTTTTAAATTATCTAACTGCGTAGCCGCCTGTTGTGCCGCGGAGCCGGAAGAATCCTGTATTCCTTTCCAAAATTTTTGCACAGTCGCATCGCTTGACGCGGTCATTTTGTTAAATGCCTGCAAGCCTTGTGTTGTAAAAATCGTAGCAAGAGCGTTATTTTTTTGCTCTGCTGTCATGCCCTGCAAGGAGCCATTAAGCTCGTCTACGAGGTCGTTAAAGTCCTTTGCATCTCCGTTGGCTTCGTAGGCAGATACTCCTAACTGGTTTAATGCTTTTGATGCATCATCAGTCGGAGTATATAAATCTGCCATTGCCCTATTTAACGCTGTAGATGCCTCGGAGCCTGTCACGTTCTGCTCTGCTAAGCGGAGCAAAGAAAGCGTGACACTGTCCGCCGCTTGACCGTAGTTTTTCGCTGTGGCGGCAGAGCCTGAGAAAGCCTCTCCAAGGCCTCTTACGCCCGTATTAGCAAGAGTAGCGCCTTTTGCCATCAAATCGGCATAGTAAGATGCGTTACTCATTGAGTCTCTAAAGCCCTTTACAGCTCCGGCGGTATACGATGCCGATTCTTCCAGGCTCATGGCACCGGCAGAGGCAAGGTTAAGCACTGTCCCGATGCCGCTAATCTGCTCATCCGCCGACAAGCCGGCTTGGGCAAGAATGTTCATGCCTTCGGCCGCTTCCGTTGCGGTGTACTTTGTTGTGCGCCCCATTTCCTCGGCCTTGGTTTTAACGTTTTCTATTTTTTCTACGGTTGTTCCCATAGTAGCTGCTACCTGAGACATTGCGGTATCAAAATTCATTCCGGAATCTATTGACGTTTTTGTAAATGCAGCAGCGGCGGCAGAACCAGCCGCCATGGCTGTTTTAGCCACCTTCCCGACTGTTTTAAATGCCCCGCCGATTTTTGATGTGGACGAGCTGGCGTTACCTTCTGCGTCTTTCAGCCCCTGCTTATATGCGGTGTCTTTGATTGCCAGAGTGACAAACAATTCCATCACATTCAACCACTCATCACCACCAATCCGGCTTTTTTAATGACGTCTGCGGCTATTTCTTCGCCAGTCTTTGTTGCTGTTTGCTTTTTATCGCTATTAATTAAATCAAAAAATGATACATAGAGATATTTCCCACCGAATGCCTGCGAAATGCTTTCGGTTACATATTTCAGCCCATCGGCCATGTATCGCTTGTAAATTAATTCCTCTGTATCGTCTAAAATCTTAGCCTTGACATACAACAAGAAGCCTTTTACGCTGTTGCCTCTGTATTCTCCTGCACATCGCCAGAGTGTTCGCCGGTTTCGCCTGTTGGCGCTGAGAAAAAAAGCTGACGTACCTCCGGCTCATTGACGAGGTCAACCATACCCTTGATAACATCCATTAATTTGTGCGTTTTCTTGTATTCCTCAACTGTCTGTAATTCAAACGCCGCTAAGATTCCGATTACGTCATCTTTGTGTGTTTTTAACAGTCTAGGGGCTGTTTTAGCGCCCCTGGCAAAGACTTTGATGTATTTCTCACCTTCCCGCGGCACAAGTTCCTGACACAGCTTAAGCGCGTCATCATCGTCTGCAATGTTTCCGATATGCTCAAGAGAATTCGCAATCGCTTCTAAACCCTGTTCTGCTGTTAATTCTGATAATTTCATGCTTTACCTCCTACGCCGCTTCGCCTGTTTTGATATAGACCTCGTAAGGTACTGTCTCTGCATTCTTAATGCTGTAGTGCCCTGTGTATTCAAAATCAAAATTTCCTTTGGATTTATCATCTGATTTAATCTTAAAACCGCCTGTTGAGAGCGCATTCATAATTTTGATCGCGATAAATCCGGCGGAATCCCCGGAATTTTCGTCCGAATAGTCACCGATCCACCAAATATCCTTAAAATCTTCTGCCTTTAAATCTGCCCTTGGTGTTACTTTGTTTCCTGCTACGTCTGCCGCCGCCATAAAGCTTTTAGCCTGTGTGGTATCCATAGTAACAGCTGTACCTGATAATTTTACTTCAATAGATTCGATTTCTTTGAGTTCCATCGTGTTTTTTGGTACGTTGTCAATATCTTCCCCGAAATCCGTAAAGGATGGCTCTGCGCTAAAGCTACAACCGCCGCTGGTTGCCATGAGGATGTTAGTTGCTGTTATGGCGCCCGTTTCTGGCTCAAAAGCTGATACAATAATACCGGCGTTAATCTGTATTTTTTTGAAAAGGTCAGAAGGTACCTGCGTATACTTCATTTGCTCACCTCGTTAAATAGTTATAAATTGCATAGTTATTACTGTGTATCTGCGTACTATTGACGAGTCGGCTTCATCGACCAAAGGAGTCCACGGCTGGTCTTGCGACAGGAAAATAAATCCATCATCGCATTTTATCGTGGTGCCCCCTTGCAATTTGTCGCTGATTTCTTTTGCCTTTTTGTTTGGGACTGCCTCAGATTCTGTGTGATGCCAGACATTTACGACACTAGCGGCGGCCGCACCTGTCCACCAATTTGCTATAATCGGCTCATATGTGATAAAAGGAAATGCGGTATCTTTCGGCACCCTGTTAGACGGATATGCAGTTATGCCGAAAGACGACCAAAATTGATACAGTGCCGCTGTTGGAGTCATGACGTTAACTCCCACTTCTCCGCCATGACCTGTGCTATGTCTAAATTAGACGATGCAGGGGTTTCTTTTTCTCCCGCAGTTGATGTAACTCTAAAAATTTTTCCGTCTTTTGTTTTTAATACATCGTGATAGCTCAGTTTTACTGTTTTAGCTGTAGTGATCGTATATGTTGCTGTTACCCCCTCTTTTTCCGCCACTCTGGCAGACATAGAGGTATCTCGGACTATTGCCGCCTGTATTTTAGCGCCCTCGACCCACTCGGTGATAAATCCACCCTCGCCGTCAGAAGTACGTTTTTTATCCATGAGTATGCAATCTTGTAAAAATTCGTTGATTAAACTCATGCGATTTTCCTCCATGGGTTTAGGCGCGCCCTAAAGGCATCTTGCCATGTGTAGGTCTCGCCCTTGCTATTTGTTGCTCTGCTGTACGAATAGCCGCCAAATGACTCTGATTGATACGCCCCTAAATTGCCGTTTTTCGTCTGCCACTCGCTGATTTCGTCCACCAGTGACAAAAACGGTTTGGGGATAGCCAGTGGAACCACTACGCCGTCAAACGTCTCCTCCTGCAACGGGGCAGTATCGCCTTTGTGATACTGATAAACCCCATCGTTAAAGACAGAGCCGCTAATTAAATAATATTGACCATCCTGTAAGGGGAGACGAATCGCAGTGCCGGAATAACGTAGGTCTTCGGCGCTTGCCGTTGCATCTATGCGTGTGTCAAAAAGCCATTCCCCGATTGTTATTTTGCCTGTGATTGCCGCCCCCTTGACTGGAAAGAAATTGTGAATGTGATTCATGATTTCATAAAGCACTCAATCAGCCCCTTTTATTTTCCACTTAAACTTGATACCTCTGGGATAGTTTCTGTGGTTCCAACGGTAACTACGCAAATACCATCAAGGTATTCTGCCCACAGTTTCATCCCCATAATGGCGTATGTTTCGCCTGTGGCGTTTGTATAGTTGCCGCCTGCGTGGAATCCAATCAGATTTGTTTCGCCAGATGTCGTGTAGTCAAGTCCAAGCTTTTTAAAATCACTGTCGCCGGGATCAATATAATACAAGTCGATATTTTCTACAGGTGTTGCAATAACAGTTTTTGCCGGGATGTAGTCGTCAGGAAGGAGGAACAGTGTGGAGAAGCCGAAGAAATCTTTGATATACTGCAATCCAAACATTGTCTGTACGGTAATCTCTTTATCACCTAACCAGTCGTAAAAATCCATTACGTTTGCAAATCCTACGACTTCGGTTACGTTTCTGTTCATCCCTGCGAATTTATTGAGTACAGCACCTTTTGCGATTGCAAGCGCTTTCTGCCATTTTTTCTGTGTTCCTTTTAATGTTCCTGTTTTTAAAAACGTGTAAAAGTCTTTTAAAACCTTGTTCTGCAGCTCGACCATAAAGGCATCATCTGTCTTTTCAATTGCGACTGTTGCGCCCCATTTTGACACAGATTCAAGAGATAAAGATTTAGCGTATTTTTCTACGACAATATCTTCTCTTTTGCTTTCTACGACCTTAAACTGTGTAAAAGGGATTGCCTCTCCCTCACCCACACTTGCGCCGCCCTGTAAGGCTTCATCCTTCATCTGCGCTTCATAAGTCACTAAGCTAGTGCCCGGCTCTTTTCTGATAGGTTTAAAGATTCCTAAGATAGTTCTTAATGCATCCCAATTTTTGTCAAATCTTGTTACAAAATCAATTTCTCTCGCTTTGAGAGCGCTATCTGTATTTAATACAGTACTAGTGGTTATTCCTGGCATTGTCTACTCCTTTCAAAATCCAAAAAGTTCGTGATTTTCCGCAATCGCTTTCTGACGTTCGCCCGCATCCTTAATTTCCATGATTTCTTTCTTGGTCATTTTCCCCAGTTCTCCTCCCGGTGGGTTCGATACGTTAGCGCCATGAGTCGTTTCGGTTGTAATATAGTCGGCATACGCTTCTTTGATGCCTTTTTCTACCTCTGTTGCATTCTCAAGTTTGCCGTCAGTTCCGATTTTTAAATTATCAATAGTCTCTTTTGATGCTTTTAATGCAAGGTTAATTACTTTACTGGACACGCCGGAATCTTCAAGCATCTTTTTGTATGCGGCTTCTTTCGCATTGTACGATGCCTTCTTGTCCTGTTCGGCCTTGTAGCCTTCAAAATCTGCGTGTTCCTTCTCGTACTTGCCTTTCCAATCATCCTTTTCGTAGTCCTCCAATTTTTTCTGGAGGTCTGGAACTTTCTCTGCGTCCTCTTTGTATTTAGTGATCTCGCCTTTTAAGCCTGTAACGGTTGCAGAGTGTTCTTCGATGATCGCGGAAATCTGTTCATCTGTAAGTGTCATGCTCTTTAAAAAAGCTCTTGTTAATGCCATTTGATTACTCCTTTTCTTCGAGGGATTTCTTTCCCT